TGTTAGATGTTAGACTGGAAAACCCTCTTCTTCTAACAAGTCGTAGGCTATTGTCTGTGCTACGTCTAACAGTTCTTGCATGGGGGTGAATTCATCGGCCAGCTCTAACAGCTCTTGCAGCTCGTCCAACCCAGCGCACAAGCTGGCCGTGTCTGCTAGGTCGCTCATGTCAACCGCGCCCCCCGTTAGCTCTTTGACGGCTTTGTTGACTAGTTTGATTGCTCGGTTTCTCATTTTGTTAGGTGTATTTGATTAGGTGTTGAAGGGGAACATGAGCGGGCGGCACCAGCAAGGGCAAGCAGTAGGCACAAAGTGAGGCGTGCAATCATGGCTGCAAGTAGATTGGTTTCATTGGAGCGTGAAGGGGGAAGCGGGGGCGCTTTCGCGCCCCCTTGAGTATTGGAATGGATAGTCTATCGAAGCTGAACGCAATGCAACGCTTTCGAGCCGCACCAGCTAGGGACAATAGAACCGTCGCGCTTGGTTTTCTCGAAGTAGCAGTAACCGTTAGGGTCAACCCTAACGAAAACGCCGTGGTTTGTTAGGGTGCCTAGTGGCATAGTAGGAAGAAATTGAATGAACATGGGGTGGGGTGGGGGTTGCTGACAAGGAGAGGATGAATCATTTTACGCTTTCCTGCAAGCCTTTTCTTCAGATATCTTCATTTAGACAGTCAAGAGGAAAGGGGAAGCTCTGCGCAACTCCGCCCCTGCATACTAGCAAAAGCTGGCCATCACGTTGAACCACCTTGCACCATGATACGCGCACGTCTTGACCTTTTTTGAAGTCTAACGTGAACCATTTTTTTGGCAGATGCTTCTCATGGCTGAATTGAATCTCGGAATTGAGGAGAGTCAAGGTGAAGTCTTTGGCGGCAGTGTGAATGATTTGTTTCATGAGGTGAGGTGAGGTATTGCTGACAGGGAGAGAATGAAGGAAAAAGGGTTTTTACGCAAGGTTTTTTTTCAATAATCGCGATGGGCAAGCGGGACAACGGGTAAACTAAGCTCGCAATTTCCGATCATGTCATGGTGAAAATCATCAGGCTCATTGCAGCAAGCTTCTAGCTCTCCCTCGCAAAGCTTGCCGTCATGCTCGAAAGTGACAAGCCAAGCAGCCCATTGACCACGTTCAAGTACTTCTAAAACTTCGACAAACTCAAGGTTCTTAACTTCCGTTATTGCAATGGTCATGGTAGGGGTGGGGTGGGGTGGGGGTTGCTGACAGGGAGAGAATGAATCATTTTACGCTTTCGCGCAAGACTTTTTTTCAGATATTTTTATCTCAAGCCAGTCATGCAAAGCGTCAACGTACATTTTCCATTCAGCGGACGTGATGACTCCCGCGCTTTGCAGCTTGCAGGCGTGGGCAAAGGAGGCGGCTTTGATTTCAGTTATTGCATTCATGGTAGGGGTGGGGTGGGGGTTGCTGACAAGGAAAGAATGGAACATTTTACGCTTTCGCGCAAGAGCTTTCTGCATTTATTGTGAAATTTATTTTTCGATTTCTGAACGATTGAAGTTGACAAATACCCCGCCCCACCATCTAACACCTAACAATTGTTAGATCCCCCCCCATTTCTCAAAAAAATCTAACCGTTAGATTTTGGATAGGGGCGGGGGGACAGTTTCCTCAATCTCCCCTAGTCAAACAAACAATACCTCTCGCCAAGCTACCCCCCCATTCTTCGAAAAGACTTCGACCAACACCAAAAATCAATTATAAAAAAAATCAAAAAAAATCCCAGAGTGTAATCTCATAGATGCCTACAATTACATATCAAATCCTACCAGTATCAATATATACTAAAGACGGCAACCTCGTAGGTGCGGGAGTCGCTATACCAGCCACAAATGTATCCATCCAATATCAAAACAAACTCGAAGAATCAAGACTGCTTGGCGCGATTCAACCGAATGGATTGCGAATTGGAGGAGGCATTGGCGCAAACATATCCATGACTTTTCCTGTAGATTTTGCATTGAATGATACAGGCTCTTCTTATGCTCGCTTCTTATTAACATCTCTCACGGGAGATGAGCCGTGTTATATAAGTGTAGGCGACAATTTGTTTGGTGATGGTGGTGGTCCTGACTGCTATTTGAATACCGCATCAGTTACTGTTCAACCTTTTACGCCAGCGATGTTGACTGCTGATTTTACTTGTTTACACATGCCCACTGGAGAAAAACTCACAGGCTCTACAAGTAGTCTTGTCAATAATAATTTGACGGCATACAATTTTACCAGTGGTTTGATTCACGGCCACAATGCCATAGTCAATGGAGGGTCTAGCGATAATCTATCAGATCCATCTAAACAACAAATCACATACAAAGTCTCATGTGCCCGCACTCCTGTTTATGAAATTGGCCAACAATTTGCGTCAAAGATGTTTCTAGATCGTGTTACAAAAGAGATGTCTATCAAATCAACCAACGTGGGCAAGTTAATTGATCAGTATGGCACGGGCGAAGCATTTTCCATCAACTTGATGGGCGATAATAAAGTGAGCAGTTTAATGACTCTCTCAATCTCTTCTGCCGCAAAGATAACAGATCAAAAATTAACAATCTCAGATGGTGGCATACTAGATGGCGAAGTGACACTAAAAGAAGTAATTAGATGATAAAAAATACCCCAAAACAAAAAAATCTTTTGCTCACAAAATTAAAAAATTCGCCAAACCAAGTGTAAATATATTCGACAAGACCCTCACCGCTCGCAGCGTATGCCGAAATTAAAAACTTTGGGGGTCTTGTCTTTTCGTGTCCATTTTTAACTTGAAAAAAGGTATTTAAAAGTCATAATACTATATGAATACATCGTTCTGTCCGAATTGTGGCATGAAGCATACTTTCAACTTTGCCAAACCAAATTTCTGTTCTGGTTGTGGGCAAACTCTAGGAGCAACTTCTAAAATTGCCGCTCCACAAGCCAAGCCAGCAAAAGCATCATATAGCGATCCTATTGAAGAGGATGAAGATTATGACGATTATGATGACAACGAAAACACCAGCGTAGATAGAGTGCCGCAAATCAATAAAATACAAATAGAAGTAGAAACCGATTCTGCATCTTCATTTACGTTTGGATCTTTATTTGCAGATAACACGCCGCCATCATCTTCTACAAGAAGAAGAGACTCTCAGAGCATTGGCGATTTTATTAACGATAAACCGCGCAGTGGAGGAAAGTAATCCCAAAACGTATGAGGAGTGCTACCATATCATAGATAAGGTAGTGAACAAGTTCCATAGAAAATGGAGACTGAAAGCTATCAACTGGTTTGATTTTGAAGATGTCGCGCAGGTTGTTAAACTGCACATCTTTAACAAATGGCATTTGTGGGACCAGACACAACCACTTGAACCTTGGGTCGCGCAAGTATCTTCGAACCAAATCAAAAACATAATAAGAAATAACTACACAAACTATGTGAAGCCGTGTATGTCTTGCGAGTTTAACATGGGAGAAGACCAATGCTCATTTACCAGATCTGGCACACAAAACACAACGTGCGATTTGTATGCAAAATGGGCAAAACAAAAGCGGGCTGGATATGGTATCAAGTTGCCGCTTTCCATAGAGAATCATACCCAAGAAGTTGATCACCACCAAGAACACACAATAGATTTCGAGGGAGCCACCAATAAACTCAACAAATTATTAAAACTCAATTTGTCAGAGATCCACTACAAGGTCTACATCATGTTGTTTTTTGACGACAAAAGCGAAGAGGAGGTAGCAAAACTAATGGGCTACAAAACTACCGAAAAGAACAGAAAAGCTGGATACAAGCAAATAAAAAACCTCAAAAAAATGCTAAAACAAAAAGCCATTCAATTAATGAGTGAACACGACATAGTATTATGAAAGAGCTTACAGATGAACAAAAAGAAGCTGTCAAAGAGTGCTATAGCAGAACCAGCGATCTCAATGAAATCGTACGGCAAGTCTTTGACAATAAAGATATTGACGGTCGCAGCAAACAAGGCCGACTTGTTCGCTCTTATATGATTTCCACCAACTTGTCTTTTAAAACAACCCGCAAACTAAAGCAAGAAGGCATAGAATTTACTCAAGAACAAAAAGACCAAATCATTAGCCACACCAACAAAGGTCTTTCGTCATTAAAAATCGCGGAGATATTGTTTCCAGATATGGACGTTAAGCCCCTATCTATACAGCAGCGGGCTGTATTTGCACACATTGCCGAAACAAATCCAGACTATGTTCCTTCGCAAGATGTGGATGTTGCCTTGAGCAACTACATGGCTCCAAAGTCTACCAGCCGAATCATTAAAAAAATAAATGACGCGACGGGCAACGAGCTGATTGAAGATAAAATTAATAGACAGCACAAAATATGCGTAGACCGACTAGGTGTTAATCTGAACAATTCGCGATTTTTAATGATTGTCAACAACTACACCTCTAAAGAAAATAGAGAGCTATTTGAACAAGAATTTGTGCGCTTGACTTGGGACAAGCCAGATCTTACGTCAGATGAGTTAAATCTTTATATGAATGTTTGCAAAGAAATCATTAACATTGAAGTGATCAGCAAACATCTCAACAAGCTCAATGACATTTTTGACATAGCAAATGATCAAGAAGAAATGAGCGTAAGATTGGCCGAAATAATCAAGGCCAAAAGTACTGAATATCATCAGTGTGAAGGGCGAATTGAAACCCTCACAAAAAAGTTGCAAGGAGACCGTTCTGAAAGAATGAAAAACAAGCATAAAGAAAATGCTTCGTTGCTTGCTTTGGTTCAGTACTTTCAAGACGAAGAAGAACGAGCGAATATGGTTAAGATTGCAGAGATGCAAAAGAAACTAGTGAGAGAAGAAGCTCATCGCTTAGAAGGCATGGACGCTTGGAAAGCTCGTATTCTTGGCCTTTCAATGGATGATGTCATTTAATATGATTGCTGAAACGTCATTTGATTGCAAAGAATGCAGCGAAAGCTTCTCTTCTCTGAAAAGTTTGCATGCTCATATCAAAAAGCATAACTTAATGATGGGCGATTACTACGTTAAACATTTTCAAAGAAAAAACAAATTAACAGGATCTCTATTAGAATTCAAAAATTATGATCAATATTTTGAAAGTGATTTTTCCAATAGAAACCAAATGATTGAATGGTGCGATACAGCGCCATCACAACAAGTTGAAGAGTATTTGATTTATTGTCTAAAAAATAGAATAGAAACAAAACAATTATCTTGTGCGCCAAGCACCATTGAATTGTACACTGCTGGTCTGCCAACAATGGATTTGTACAAAAAAGTCTTTGGTAAATATGGCAAAGCGTGCAATCTCTGTGATGTCAAACCAATGTTTGGCGATGTCATGCCCCATGAATTTAACAATGAGTACGGAAATCATAAAATATTCATTGACACTCGCGAACAGCAACCTCTTCACTTCAAAATTTCAGAATTGTTAAAACTAGACGTGGGAGATTATGCGGTGAGTGGAGATGAATATAGCTATACCTATGTAGATAGAAAGTCATTTGGGGATTTTTGCGGCACAATGACATCATTCGCTGCTAGATTCGTAAGAGAATTACAAAGATGTCGCGAGATGGGCTGTTATTTGTTTATAGTTACCGAAGTTGATCTTTACAAAATGGAAGCCATCAACAAAAGGTCACCCAAGAAATACAATTTAAATTATGTGTTTCATTCTATGAGAGACATACAGCGCGAATTTAAAGATTGTTGTCAATTTGTTTTTAGCGGCAATAGAAGCAACAGCGAAAAGATCATCCCAAAACTTTTATGTGTTGGGAAGAAATTATGGAATGTTGACGTACAATATTTCTTAGACATTAATAATAAAGAATAATATGAGTTGGGAAGAAGGAAATCAAAAATTAAGGAAAAAATTTAAGAACGTCAATGAGGAGATCCTTTCTACGGAGGGATATATTGACGAAAAAAAGGCCAAGATCCTTTTGTACAAGTTCCTACGCGAAAACCCTTCCTTCGCCTCTGAGTTGATTTCGGGGGTATCACTTTTCCCCTTCCAGCACATGGCGATTAAAGCAATGATGGAAACTGATTACTTCTTGGGCGTGTGGAGCCGAGGACTTAGCAAGTGTCTTCATTACGACTCTTTAATTTGGACAGATAGAGGTTTGATAAAAATAGGAGATACAAAGATCGGAGACAAGGTGCAAAGCAAAGACTCTTTTAATAAGATCTTAGAAAAAACAATTAACCCCATAGATGCGACATATAAAATAACGACAAATTCTGGTTTTGAATCCGAGGGCTTGGACTACCATAAAATTATGGTTTTAAATAAAGACCTGCAACTAGAGTGGAAACACAATAAAGATATAGTCAATGGAGACTATGTGGTTGTAAAAAGAGGATGCGACATAAATTTGAAGCAAAGAAATATCTTCAATGGATTTGAATTCGTTAATGATGTCAAAAATTTCAATAAGCCAAAATCTCTTATTAAAAACGAAAAAGACATTTCTGACTGGTATTATTTTTTCGGTCTCTTGATTGGAGGCGGGCGTATATTAAAAAGTCCGATGGGGGTATCAATAACTTCCCAAGATCAAGAAACAAAAGATTTCTTAGATCAATTTTCCAAAAAGATAGGACTTCATTTATCTATATCTAACAAAGATAATGAATGTCAAGATCTAAGGATTTATTCTAAAGAATTAGTGTCTTTTTTGCGATTTCTAGGATTCGACGAATCGAAAGCTTATCAAAAAGTAATACCAGAAATATTGACAAACAACTCAAAAGAAAATATCAAAAATCTTCTCATGGGGCTATTTGATACAGACGGATATTGCTCCCTCCAACAAAGAGAGAAAAAAGGAACTAATGTGAAAATCGGATTTACATCCACTAGCGAAATGCTGTTGAAGCAGATCCAAAATTTATGCTTACAATTAGGGGTTATTTTTAGAAAGAGCGTTTGTTTTAAAGGTGGAAAGTCGAACTTCCCAAATGGTAAAATTTACGAATGCAAAAAAGCGTGGAGCTTAATTTGTTGCAATCAAAAAGACGCAAGAATATTTAGAGATCAAATAGGATTTAAAATAAAAAGAAAAAACGATTTGCTAGAAGCGTTAAACGATCAATTGATTCAAAATGAATCTTTCTGTGATTATGTCCCGTATGTTGGAGAGTGTTTGGAGAAATACTTTGGAAAGAAATCAATTGTAGACAAAAAAGACAGCAAATATAAATTAAATTTTAGAAAGAACACTAGCAGAAGATTATTGGGAGAAATTCTAAATACGGGAAGAGTACATGGTGAGATATTTGATAAACTATCTTGCTTAATGAGAGAAGATTTTTCTTTTGAAAAAGTTGTTGCAACAGAAATTGGAGAAGCTGTGACAGTAGATATTCACGTAGAAAATGAACACTGTTATGTATCGGATGGCATTATAAATCACAATTCGTTTTCCACCGCTGTATTTGCTATTCTAGATGCCATACTTAATCAAGGAGTTCATATAGGAATCCTTAGTAAGTCATTCAGGCAGTGCGCTCATCCTGATACATTGATTCCAACCGATAAGGGCCTTATTAAAATCAAAGACGCTCAAATTGGAGATTTGGTTTATTCTATTAACGGCGCAAATCAAATCAAAAACAAATGGACAAATAATTTGGCCGATGGATTTTCGATAACATCAAAATCAGGATATTTAATTGAGGGAAAGATGGGCCATAAGCTGTTAACCTTTAATCAAAAATCCCAATCTCAAGAATGGAAAAAAGCAGAAGAAATGACCTTGGATGATTTGGTTGCCATACATAGTGGGTGTGATATTTTCCCCGATAAAGATGACTACTTAGATAAAGATGATGCTTATTTTCATGGCTCGATGGTGGGCGATGGCTGTTTCTGCAAAAAATACAATTATGCTATAATCACTTCGGCAGATCAAGAAACTCTAGATTTTGTAGATTCTTTTTGTGAAAGAAAAGGTTTAAATCCAATCCATACAAAAAAAGATGGAAGATGTTCTCAAGTAAGAATAAACAATAAAGAATTTATCGACAATTTCTTTGAAGAAGAGAAAAAAACGGCGACATTCAAACAAGTGCCAGATAAGGCATTAAGGTCTACCAAAGAGAATCTAAAAGCATTTTTACAAGGTCTATTTGACGCTGACGGTAGTGTGGCAAAGGATAGAGTGGAATTAGCCTCCTCTTCTATATCAATTATCAGGCAAGTCCAGTTGTGTTTATTAAAGTTTGGAATCATTTCTAAAATTCAAAAAGAAAAGGCTCGGGGAGAAATGTTAATTTGTGGAGTCAAAACTTTTGGAAAAGAGTCTTGCAAACTAAGAATAATGGGAGAGTCTAATATTTCAAAATTTGAAAAACAAATAGGATTTAGACTCACAAGAAAATCAGATTCTTTAAAAAAATCTATTCCTGAAAGCATAAGAGGAAATTGTGATCCTATTTATGGATCTGGATTATACTTATCTTCCAAATATACATTTAGAGAAACTTTGGCAAATAACTTGGGCAAAAAAAGATTATCGCGAATTTTAAATGAATATAAAGATAGAATAGAAGAGTCTGATGTAGAACTATACGAAGGATTGATTTCTAATGGTATTTTTTGGGATAAGGTCTCTAATATAGAATTTCAAGAGTCTATAGAATCCGTAGATATAGAAGTCGATAATGAACACTGCTATGTAGGCAATGGATTTATTAACCACAATTCAAAAATGATCTTCAGAAAGATAGAAGACATATCAAGAAGCCCCAAAGCCGCATATCTATCGCAATGCATAACCAAAGTCTCTAAAAGTAATGACGAGTGGGTCATGGAAATTGGTAGAAGTAAAATCACTGCTTTGCCATTGGGTGATGGAGAAAAACTTCGCGGATTTCGATTTCAAAGAATGATTATTGACGAGCTTTTGCTCATGCCAGAAAAGATTCTTAACGAAGTCATCTTGCCCTTCTTGGCTGTTGTCGAAAATCCAACAGAAAGACAGAAGATTTATGATTTAGAAACGCAACTAATAAATGAGGGCCAAATGACAGAAGATGAACGTCATGAATGGCCACACAATAAAATTATTGGCTTATCTTCAGCGAGTTACAAATTCGAATACTTGTATAAACTGTATCAGCAATATGAGAATTCTATATTGACCAAAGATAAGCAAGACAACGCCCATCGGGTGATTATGCATCTAAGCTACGATTGTGCGCCTAAACAGCTTTATGATCAAAACCTATTGGATCAATCAAAGGCTACCATGAGTGAGTCTCAATTTGGAAGAGAGTTCGGATCTTTATTTACAGATGATAGTTCTGGATTTTTCAAAGTAAGCAAAATGGCATTGTGTACAATTGTAGATGGCGAAGGGCAGTCGGTAGAAGTGATAGGAGATCCGACGGCTGAATACATCTTGTCTTTCGATCCTTCTTGGTCCGAAAGCGAAGGCTCCGATGATTTCGCAATGAATCTAATAAAACTTCAACCTGGAAAACAAACTGGAACTGTTGTGCATTCATATGCGATGTCTGGCACAAATCTAAAAAAGCATATTGAGTATATTCTTTATCTTTTAACTTATTTTAAAGTTGTAATGATAGTTGGAGACTACAATGGTGGCGTTCAATTCTTAAATGCCTGCAATGAAAGTGAAGCTTTTAAAAAGCAGAATTTAAAACTAGAGTGTTTTGATGCCGATTTTGACAATACCGTTGAATATCAAGCAGCCATAAGAGATGCAAGAAACCAATACAACGTAACGTCCAAAAGAATAGTCCATCTTAGAAAACCCAGTTCTTTTTGGATTAGATCTGCAAACGAATTGTTGCAGGCTTCATTTGACCATAGAAGAATTTGGTTTGCAGGCATGGCAATTGATGATAGTTTTTCTAGACAAAGATCCGCCAATATCCCCATAATGAATTTAAAATATTCAAGAGCTGACGAAGAGAAAGAAGCGGCAGGAAAGCAGATTGATTTTATAGAACATCAGAAAGACATGATTGACCTGATCAAAGTTCAATGCGCACTTATCCAAGTGACAACAACGGCGCAAGGCTCTCAAAGTTTTGATTTGCCCCATAATCTAAAAAAACAAAGAGGAGCGGACAAAGCTCGAAAAGACTCTTATTCTGCCTTGGTTTTAGGCAACTGGATGATGCATGTTTATTATGATATGATGGCTACCCCAGTCGAAAATATCCAAGAAACTTTTACTCCAATGTTTTTATAGTAACTTTAAAAGTAACTTTGAGACTTTTGGTGTAATATAAGCAAATGGATTCAACCAAGAGACAATACAATAAAAAGTCCCAATACTGGGATAAATTTGGACAGCCCCAAGCGTCAAATGAAATGCCACATATGATGATGCAGTCATCGGCATCTTGCGAACCAGAATTGTCTGGAGAACCTTTTTATGTTGCTTCTGGAAGTGATGCTGGAAGTGATTCTGGTTATGCGCGTGAAGCTACTTTCCAAAAAGTTGGAGCCAGAAAGAATAGAGCGGCATTTCAAAGAACGATTGATAGGTTTAGTAGTATTAGAGAAGGTCTTCTTCCTTATAGCTACGCCATTGACGGAGTAAATGTTAGAGAAGCAATTGAACTATGTCAAAAAGCCTATGCAAATGTTTCCATTTTTAGAAATGCTATCGACATTATGTCAGAGTTTGCCAATACTGAAATATACCTTGAAGGTGGAACGAAGAAAAGCAGAGACTTCTTTGAAGAATGGTTTAAAAAAGTAAGACTGTGGAATTTAAAGGATCAGTATTTTAGAGAATATTACAGAAGTGGAAATGTTTTCTTGTACAGAATTGATGGAAAATTTGATTTGCAGAATTTCGCAAACCTTCTTAGGCAGTTTGGCAATGTGGAAAAAGCGACGAATGCTATTCCGCTCAAATATATTATGCTTAATCCTTTTGATGTCGTTGCCAAAAGAAGTTCTAGTTTTGCTACGGGTGTATATGAAAAAATTCTCTCTCAATATGAATTCGCTAGATTGCAGAATCCTTTGACAGATGATGATAGAGAAATCTTTAAAGCTCTTCCACCAAGAGTGAGAGAAGACATCGAAAAGGGAGCGTACTATAAAAATGGATTAAAAATTCGCTTAGACCCACAGAAACTCACATTCTCATTTTACAAAAAACAAGACTATGAACCATTTGCGGTTCCATTTGGATATCCAGTGCTTGAAGACATCAACGCCAAGATGGAGCTAAAGAAAATGGACCAAGCCATTACTAGAACCGTTGAAAACGTCATTCTATTGATCACAATGGGAACAGATCCTGATAAGGGAGGCATTAATCAAAATAATGTGCGAGCGATGCAAACACTTTTTAAGAATGAGAGTGTCGGCAGAGTTCTAGTTGCCGATTATACCACCAAGGCTAGTTTCGTGCTTCCAGACCTTAATAAAGTTTTGGGTGCTGAAAAGTATGCCACCCTCAATGAAGACATTAAACAAGGTCTTCAGAATATAGTCGTTGGAGAAGAGAAGTATAGCGCCACAGAAATTAAGGCTCAAATATTTGTTGATAGATTGAAAGAGGCGAGATGCGCATTCTTAAACGATTTCCTGCAAATTGAAATTAAGAGAATTGCCAAAAATCTTGGCATGAAATCTTATCCAGTGGCAAAGTTTAGAGATATTGACGTAAGAGATCAAACACAACTCATGCGCGTTACTACACGCTTGATGGAGCTAGGCGTTCTCACTCCACAGCAAGGAATGGATATGTTTCATACTGGACAATTCCCAGAGGCAGAAGATCTCGCCCCAGCACAAGAAAAGTTTATTAAAGAAAGAGATGAGGGGTATTATAATCCACTTGTCGGAGGAGTTCCTATGATTTCTCCAGCAATGCCTCCAGCTCCCAAAACTTCTCTAAAAGCAGATGTTGTTAATAAGAAAATGGAATTACCAATTAAGAAAGGCAATCCTCATCCAATTCTCAACAAAACACAAAAAGCAGCAGGACGACCAGAAGGCACCACGGGAATACCAGTAACAAGGGCTAATGTTTCAATGAAGAATATTCAAAACATCATTAGAACTATTGAGACAATCAGAGCTTCTGTAGAAAGCGACCTTAAAGAGAAGTTCAAAGTGGATAAATTAAATCCAAATCAAGAAGTAATGGTTGAAAAACTCTGCGAAGCAATTGTTGTTTCTAAAGAAATAAAAACTTGGGAAGCAGAAGCTCTTTCTTGTGTAAATAATTTCGATCAGATTGCTGAACTGGTAACAATGCCAGAAATTCTATCTATGGCTTCGGATTATGAACTTGAAGACGATTACTCCGCTGCAATTCTCTATCACTCACAACAACTAAATGAAAATTAATCCGAAAGACATAAAAGTGCCATTTATCAAAAAAATGGAATATAAAAAAGGAGAAGTAGAAGTCTCTTTATCGAAGAGATCAGACGAAGCTTGTTTGGCATATCAAGAATTTGTAGCCGACTATCTTTCGCTTAATGAATCCACTGCTTCTCGCGAAGAAGCGATTAAAGAAGCTTGCGATCAATATGAAAAGCATGAAGCAGTCATTTCTGAAGCTGCGGCCTTTAGTGACAATGGAGAATTAAGCCCTGCTCAGAAAAAGCTTCCACCAGCTATTCAGAAAGTTATTCTGAAGAATAAAAAGGCTGGTAAAGGCGGCAAAGATGATAAGGAAGAGAAAGACGAGAGCAAAGCAAAAGCTAAAGACATGAAGGAAAAGCCAGAACCTGGTGAAACTGAAGAAGAAGAAAAAGCTGAATCTCCTGAAATGGAAAAGAAAGAAAAAGCCGCTGCAAAACTCTCCAAAAATCAACCCCAAGATGAAGATCAAGACGATCTTGCTTCTAAAAAAGCAAAAGATAATCAGGATAATCAAAACGGAGAAAAAACAAACACCTGCAAAGATCCTAGCTGTGCAACGCATAAGTCAAAAGCCAAAAGCGCAAAAGATGTAGAGGACGAAGAGGAGCAGGTTCAAAAAAAGAACGATAGCGAGAATACTAAAGCGTCCAGTCAACCAACAAGAAATTTAACAAAAGACGATAAAAAGCCCCAGAAGCCGCTTGATCAGGAAATGAAAAAGTAATGACTGAAAATTATCTATACACAACACGGTTCGAAGATCCTGTATATTCATGTGTCCTTGGAGATAGCGAGTTTATCTCCAAGGCTTCTCTTGAAAATTTAAAGCCTTTAATTTCAAAGGATATAGATTTTTCTACGAATATTGATCTTCTTGGTTTGGCATTTAATGCTGCGGTTGTTAATATGTTTAATAAGAATGACGATGGCATGGATTCGGCAACTGCCGCTGAAGTCATTCGCAATTTCATTCATAAACCAACAAACATTGAACACGATAAATCGAAGATCGTTGGTCATTTAACATCAGCGGGATTTAGTCAATATGGAGAAGATAATAAAATGCTTCAACTTGAAGATGTCTTAAAAGAAAAAAATCCTTTTAATATATCATTAGGTGCTGTTGTTTATAAATACGCAAACAAGCCATTTACCAGTATGCTGGAGAGATCTATCAATCCAGCCGATTCTTTATACCAAAGAATTTCTACTAGCTGGGAAGTTGGATTTAGCGCCTACGATATTGCCGTGGGCAGTGTTAATTTGGGCGAAGCAGAAATCATTACTAATGCCAAGCACATTGAAGAGCTTAGGCCGAAATTAAAAGCTTATAAAGGCAGTGGAAAACTAGACGATGGAACACGCATCTATAGACTTCTTCGCGGCACAATTTACCCTCTTGGAATTGGATTTACCACAACTCCAGCGGCGAATGTTAAAGGCTTGTATTCAGACCCTTCTTCCAATGAAGGAATCGAAATCAAAGATAAAAGAGATAGAAAATATTTCTTTGACATCAAAAACTTAAAATTAAATAAAAAATCAAACGAAGCAATTTCCCAAATTGCTTTAGATAATGTAAAAAACAAAAACGGAAATATTATGGAAATTGAAAAAGTCCTTTCGGAACTAAATGATATGCTAATTGAAAAGAAATTTTCTACTGAAGCTGTGGCTAATATGACAGAAACTTTCGCCGAAGCAATTAGGCAAAAAGATTCCGAATATCGCGAAACAATCGCAAAAGCCGAAAAAGAAAAAACCGACATTGCCCAAGAGAGAGAAACTCTAAAAGCTTCTGTCGAAGCTATGCAGCAGCAGCTCTCGGATGCCGTTGCTAAAATTGGTGATTTCGAATCTATGAAGGAACAGGAACAGGCGATTGCTCGTTTCAATTCAAGAATGGACTCCATCGACCAGTCCTTCGAACTCGATGATGAAGATCGCAGAGTTTTGGCTGATGACCTCAAGAGCCTCGACGCCTCAGACGAAGCTTTTGCAGCTTATAAGGCCAAGGTCGATGTCATGTTTAAACACAAGAGCAAGGAAGCTAAGGCTGCTAGAGACAAGGCTATTCAAGACAAGATCGAAGAGGAAGTTACCAAGAGAATTGCCAAGGCTTCTTTTGTTGAAAAGCAGACCGATAAACAAATCGCTGAAGAAGCTTTTGCCAAGGCCCAAGAAACTTCAGAACGCCTTCCTAACAGCAACGAAGAAACTTCGAAGAAGACTCCATCTTTACGTGAAAAATTTGCCAGTGCATTCACTCGCGAAAACATAATTATCTCATAACAATCTAAACAAACAAATATATGGCACTTAGAATATTACCATTCAGACAATACAACGAAGGCGATGTCGTTAATATGTTTGCATTAGGAACTGGATACGTCAACAACGCAGTTACCACTGTGGGTATGGGAGATGCTGGCATCTTCGTTACCGTTGAATCTGGCAACCTTAATGTTGACACTATTACTTATGACGGAGCCTACGGTTCATATCTCGGCAAAACGGATTATCCATATGTCGGAGTTAATCAATACCCAAGAGTTAGCATCAGCATCAAGCCTGCCACTTCTGGAGACGGACTTCTTGGCATGACCTTGAGACAGACCGCTCAGTATGACGAAAACGGAGAAAAGCTCCTTTATTATCCACAAAAAGCCAAAGAACTTATGTGTATGCTTCCAGGACAAGCTGTCCCAGTTGCTACTCGCGGACTCTTTACCATCACCGATAAGGCTTATAGTGGTGCAATCGGAATTGGATCTGGCTTAAAGCTTCCTTCTGGAGCTAGCGGATTCTTGACTGGATGTTCCTATACCGATCCAACTAAGGTTGCCATCGTTATGGCCACTGGCTCGCGTACTCCGAGCACTTCAGTTTCGGACCAATTCGCTGGAACGACTACTGGCTCGTATGCAATGATCGGTCTTGGCTACTAATCTTAACACAAAAGAAACATGAAAATTACTTTAAAAAGAACTCCCGAACAGATCGAGTTGGTTAAAGCTATGGCTTCGAAAAATCGCAATGTTGCGATGGAGGCCCAGATCGCTTTGGCTGATTTTATCGGTCCAGTGCTTGCAGAAGTTATCAACAATGCCCCGACATTGAGCAACCTCTTCACAAGCCTTCAATTCAATGCCGATGACAATCCAAGCATTCCTCTTGACCTTTACTATGATGTGTCTGCTGAAGACTACATCACTGTTTATAGTCAGAGTGCCGCTGGTGGTCTTCCTCAGAATCAGGTGTTGCCCACCGTGTCTGAAATGAAGATCAGCACATATACCCTTGACTCAGCTCTTAGCTTTGACAAGCGTTATGCCGCCAAGAGCCGCATGGACGTCATCAGCAAAACCTTTACCCGCTTGGCACAGGAAATCTTGTTCAAGCAGGAAAAGACTTCTGCTAACTTGCTTCTCGGTTCGTTGGCCACGGCCCAAACCAATAAAAAGGCACACGTTCAGCGTTGCAATACCAATGGCCGATTCTTGCTCGCTGACCTTAATGAGCTTTTCACCCTCGCCAAGAGAATTAATACCTCGTGGCTTGGTGGTACTCCAGAATCTCGCGCCAGCCGTGGATTGACCGACTTGATCGTCTCTCCTGAAGTTGTGCAAGAGCTTCGTGCTATGGCTTACAATCCAATCAATACTAAAGGCGCTCCCGCAAGTCCTGCTGGCGCTCTTTATCAGAATGGTATTGCAGTTCCTGACGAAATGAGAACCTCGATCTATAACAGTGCTGGTATCCCTGAATTTTATGGCGTTTCCATTATGGAAATCAATGAATTCGGCAGAGGTCAGCGTTATAACTCAATCTTCAGTGCTGTTGCTGGTTCTACTAGCTTTAAAGCTTCTGATGGCACTAATGCTGCAGTTTTTGGAGCTAACGATGAAATCATCCTTGGCATTGACCGCACCAGAGATTCGCTTATCCGCGCCGTTGCTATCGACGCTGAAAATGGATCTGAGTTCAATCTTACCGCTGACGACCAGTATTCTGTGCGCCAGAGCAAGATCGGCTATTTCGGTTCAGTCCAAGAAGGACGTATGGTTCTCGATGTGAGAGCCTTGGTTGGAAAAGTTGCCTCTGGTATCGCTTAACCGCCTAAACAAATTAAAGCCGCTCCGAAAGGGGCGGCTTTTTTTTATTTAAAATAAAGACTTTTCTCTTAGTATATAATATGCAGACACATGAAAATATGGAAGTAGCCAATGGAGTAGTAACTCAAGATAGCTCTCACGAAAGCAGTGACGATAGCAATTTAATCCAAGAAATAGAAGCCATGAGAAATCGTGGTGAAGTTAGATCCGAAGAATTTGTTTCAAAGATGAAGCGGTTGGAAATCTTGCTTGGAGTTTCTCAAATCAGTCCCTTTGGAACAAATGAAATAGAAATATTTGAAGAAAAAATAAGAGAAATGTCTCTATCGGAGATGCAATCTTTGGCAAGAAAAGTTGGAGTTAATCCCCTTTACAATAGAACTCTTTTAAAGACTTCTTTGTTAAAAGAATTTCGCTATAACACAAGAAACAGCAGCCGAAACATTATGCCAAGCGCAATCAACTCTTTTGTGCCAGATTCTAGCAATCCAGAACATGATAAATTAATCAAATTGCTTAATGACGTTTAAGTGTAAAAACATGTATGAGCGTTATTAGCAACTTAGCTTTAGCTATTTTTCAAACAGAATTCGACGGCGACACAGGCAATATTCCAGAATCATATATAGAAGCTTGGTTAAATGAAAATGTAGGACAATTAAACACGAGAATCAATAGCAACTTTAGTGGCACTGGCACAGACTTAATGAGTCTTGAAGCGCAGATTATCTATAAAGAGATGTATATGTGCAGCTACTATAGAAAGCAGGTAAGGAATGCTCTTAGAGGCATCTTACATAGTTCCAATGGTTCTGATATTTTGAATTTGAAAGATACCAATAGTGCTGTTACTTTTGTTAACAAAAATGAAGTTGCCAAGGTCTACAAAACGCTAATTGATGAGTGCGAAAAGCGCATTGATAAATGGTCTCATCAATACAATATGTATCAAGCAGAGCCTCTTCAGTTGGGCGGTATTGAAACCACATTCCTTTCTACAATTACGCTTTATAATAAAGTCAGGTAATCGGAACGAGAAAAAGGCAACAAAAAAGGGCGGGGACAAAATCCCCGCCCTTAATGTTTTATTATTTAGTCTTTATTAGTTTGCGCCTGCCGAAAACACACTGCCCGAACCAATGCCACTAACAAATATGCCATTGATAATATCGTTTGGACCACCGATTTGGGTGGAGAACGTAAAATCAACAGTCTTGTTAGATCCGATACTTGAAGTAAAAGATTCGCTGTCAAGCCTTGCATTTTTAATAACATAAGACATCGCTGGGGTAGCTGTTCCAGCTTTATTAATGGTTAGGGTCAAATCAGTTCCGTTGCTGAGATTCAAAACAGAAGCCAAATTCTCAGCAGTAATTTCATTAAGAACAGCATTAACAGAGAGTTTTGCCACAACTGGGAAATCGACGGTTCTAGCAAATGGGAATCTGCTTCCTAAGCGTTGAAGTGGGGTTCTCGACAAAGGAATGTCAAGGCTTGCGCTTTGAACGTGAATACCATTACTGGTTTGAGAAAGATCTCCGATGGTTCCTTGTCCGTCTCCAGTGATGGCTCCAAAAGTAAGAGTAACATCGCCAGGGCGTAAGGCGCTGATCAAAGAATTTCCAAGATTGCTTTGTCCACTTGGCAGTAAGACCCCAGTGCTTGAATAGCTCAATCCATCAGGAGGATTAATGGCTGGATTTTGTCCAGTAATGCCAGAGTATCCAGCACCAGTAGTGTAATAACTTCCAGTAGCAAGCATATTGGCAGCTTCAATAGTTACCGAGACTTTTGGAAGAGCGCCAACTGCAACGTCCAATTTGTAGTTGGACAAGAAACCATTTCCGATACCAATAATAGATTTCACGGCTCCAGCAGATCCAGTTGTGGATGATGCTACAGCGCTATTAGCGTCTGTGCCTTCTGAATCAGTGACAATGTAGAAATTTTTTCCACTTGTGGCTGTCATGTGTCCAGAAACAAAGTTGCCTGAGGTAGCAGCGCCTGTTGCGACGTAAAATCCCAAGGCTCTTTCATTGGTTCCGTCCGTAAGATAGTATGAGAAATCTAAGCCAACCGTAGGAGGTTGAAGTACGATAGCATCAATACGCGCTAATTCGCCATATTGATTGATGTTTTGACGATTGATTGCGAAGTTGTAGTTCGCGCTTTGAACGCGATCTAATTGCCTATTGCCGCTAACTCCAGTGGATGCAATGGTGTCGCTGACGTATAAGGCTTCTGATTGGTAAATTACTCTGTTTCGTGCCATATTGGTTAAATCTTTCTTGTGTTTACATTTTCGCTATAATAAAGGGAAATTATTTTATGCTCTAGGATACCTTTGCTGACATAGTTCAAAGTCTAAAAATCCAATATATAAATCATTGTGGATGGTCTTCGCCGCCTTATCTGGGAGTTTTGAAGACACTACAGAATTGACGAAAAAGAAAGGATTTATTGGGTCATACACACTCTTGTATTGACTGTAAGAATACGAGCCATTTTTAATGTCTCCATATTCAGTAGCAGGTTGTCCAGAAAAAGGAATGGTAGATACGACCTCGTTTCTTGAATCTGCAAAAATTGATAGCACTCCATCAAGTTGATAAGGATTTTCTGCCAGAACCAAAGCTTTCAAACGACATGTAGTGGTGTCCTGCCCACCAAAAGCAAACGGATCATTTTTAGTTGAATCATTCGATAGGAAAATTGCTGGAATAACAGCATCATAAGGAGAAATATAATTTGCAGACGGGCTATAAACCCTTGGATTTGCTATGTATTTTTTGTCAATGAGCAGATCTTCTTCTGTTTCATTAGTATAGTAAATGTTGAAATCTTTAACTGAGAATGACCCACTGATAGAATCAGTCGATGAGATTCCGCTAGATAAAATTCTTCCATTGTCAAAGTCAAAGATGACGCCATCATTTCTACCTTTCATTACTCCATTAATGGAGACTCCAGTGGGAATATTCACTCCGCTAATAGAGCTATCTGTGACCCACTGTTTGTAAGGGCTACCAAAAGTTTTAAATCTATGATCAAGGCGATCATCACTATAGTAATAGAACTTACTTGATAAATTTGAAAAAGCCTGACCTCTTCTTAATAGATAGTTATCAAACCATAGAAAAAAAGAAGTAGTGACGTTGTGTTGAAATTGTGGAATCATGATAATTTGAGAAATTTCATTTTATACTTGTTGAGCAAATCTGAAATATATTTTGTGTTGCTGAATTGGGCAGATCCTCTAGGGTTTACACTTGTTTGTATGCCGTGTTCAGATCGACTTTGTGCATTTTTTCTAAAAATATAATATCCTAATCCAGAAATACCAGTTTCGATACCTTTTGCCCAACTTCTTCCTGTTGCCCAAGGCATGGGCGTAACGTCAAATATATCTTGGGCGGTAGGAAATGTCACTTTAAAATTATTACCAGAACTAACTTCTCCAGAAAATACAAAGTCTATAGACTCAAAAATCTTCAATATTTCAGCAATGGGCTTATCGTCAACTTCAAATCCTATAAAAGAAAACAAATTGCCGTACCCTCCTAGAGTGCCGCTGGTATTGGAAGCTTCTGGTCCCGCAAGTATTTCTTCTGTAACTGGATGGTTTAAAAAAGCCTCTATCAATTCAGATTTTAAAAGCAAGAGTTTGTCTTGCATCATTGCTTCTGAGTCTTTTCTAATTAACTTGGAAACTTGCTGATCAATAATTTGTTGAACTTCATATGGTAGACGAGACATTATTCATTAAGAGGTATCAATTGAAATTCGTATAGTATATTAGAAAAGAAGCCATCTGGGTTGGTATGATTACCAGCACTCCTAATAGAAAAGGTTTTGTCGTCAAATGTAATTTTTCTAGCTTCTCTAATAAATAAATAAGCTTCTTGATCAACAATTATTTTTACAAGACCTTGGGGCAGGATGACTTTATCATTTGATGAGTTTGCTTTTGTGCCATAAAAAAACTCCTGTTCAAATTTGACATAGTAAATTCTTGCTTTAAAAGTTTTCTGAACGGTTTCGTACTGAACGCTATTGGATGCTCCAGCATTTTTATACAGAGAATTGTACTGGGCAGAGCTATTTATTGATACCCCAATAGCATTTTTATAAACAACAATATCTTGAGCAAACGTCTCATGAAGCTTCAACAACGTGTCATCTACAGACTTTTGTTTAAATGAATTAATAAATCCCGCCATATATATTGAATATTACACTTTTTTTTATATTATAAACTAAGGGACAAGGATGAATGCTCAAATTTATTTATATCAACAGTATAAAAGGTCTATTACTGATCTTTTTAAAGACATGTTGAAAATTGTTGAAGACATGAAGAATGATCATACTTATCATTATGATAAGCTGTATGAAAACATTCCCGCAGAGTATCATCCAGTAATAAAAACGGCAGATCATTTTACTGCTGAAAAATCCGCATGGATCAGAAAGAAGATTCTTGACATGGGCAATGAATCTCTAAGAGATTTCTCTTCTGAAATGGAAAATGTCTCAGTCAGCTTTATATTTAAACAATAAATCAATATGGAAAAGAAATTCAAAGAGCTATATACCTTTACGGTGGATAAAGAAATCGAAAAGGAAGTCAGCACAACAAAAGTAGACAAGAAGTCTAAGGAAGAAATTACCGTAACCAAAAAGGTAAAGGAAAAAGTTCCTGTTTCAATCAAAATCAAAAGACCTTCTCGGAGAGATCTTGAAGAAGCAGAATTGGAGTTCAGTGTTGAAATGAGCAAGTGCGTTAAGAAGGGAATCTTGACAAAAGCCATGCTTGCAAAAAAGTATAGCGATACTGGCGGTTTGATGAGTGAGGAAGATGCCGAATCATTGGTGGTTTCTTACAAGAAGATTTTTGATTTGCAAAATGAATATTCAAGACTTGAGATCATCCAAAACAAGAGCGAAAAGCAGACAGAAAGAGTGAGCAACATTGCCGCAGAGCTTACCGCTGTTAGAAAGACCATTGTGGAGTTTGAATCAAATTATCAGTCATTGTTTAATCATACTGCTGATGTCAAGGCTCAGAATAGATTGATTTTATGGTATGTCATTATGCTTACTCATATTCAAGAAGAGAAAGATGATGAGCCAGTTCCATTTTTTGGCAAAGGAAACTTTGAAGCTAAATTGGAAGAGTATTATAAAAGAGAAGAAGAAGAAGATTCTCTTTACTTTTTGATTACAAAGAAAGCCGCAACTATTCTTGCTTTCTGGTTCTTTAACCAAGCTTCTGACAAAGATTCTTTTGACACTCTCATGAAGAGACTTGAAAATAACGAGCTGTGACAGAAGAAGAGTATATTGGAATAGTTGGAGAAATTTTTGATGGGTATACGGAGTTTGACTACTTTGGTCAAACTGCGTACCTCAAACATTTTTCTATTCGTGACCAAAGATATATTCACAGATTTTACGATAAGTATAAAAATATCGCTATAAATAAAGGCATACCCACAGAAAAGGAGATGCTTGAACAATTAAGAGAAGATGGTCTATGGTCTGACAAAGATGATTTGAAAATTTCTAGCTTAGAATTTGAAGTCGATAATCTTGCCGCAGCAAAAAGAGATCTTTATTTGCCATCTCAAAAAGAGAGTTATCAAAAAAGTATTGATGAAAAAAATCAAGAACTCTATAGGTTGAAGACCATAAGAAAAGACGTAATGGGCAGAACCGCCGAAGAGTACGCCTCAAGCAGATCAAATGAGGAATTCATTAGATATATTATTTACAAAGACGCGGATTTAAAAGATCATCTTTTTGATGATGATGAATTTTCAGAATTAACCGACACGCAAATCACCGCACTTTTATTGCAGAATCAAGAGTGTTCAAGAAGATTAGGGGAGGATAACATACAACATTGCGTGTTGAGAGATTTTTTTAATATGTATTTGTCGCAAACAGAAGATGTTTCTTCTTTTTACGGCAAGCCTATTATTCACTTGTCTATCTTTCAATTAAAATTAGCTTTATATGCTAGGATATTCTTTAACATTTTTCAATACAATGAAGACTTGCCAGAGAATATGAAAAAAGATCCTGCCGCCATATTGAGATTCTCCGAATCAAAGAGAGCTGGAAAGTCTTCTGATAGCAAATCGAAAAATAGCGACAGCGGAGCCACTGCTGTTTTTGGAGCAACAAGAGACGATTTAGATTTTGTAGATCCAAATGCAAAAAAAATATCCCTTAATGACGAAATTTCAAAGCAGGGAGGATCTTTAAATATGGAGCAGTTGATGGAATTGATGGGTTAATAAATGTTTTTTCTGTGTAAATATCACAGAGGTAAAAGGCATGGCATCTTCAATTCAAATACCAGTAACACAAGTCGGGCTAGAGCAAAGCATTCAAGATGCTATGAAAAGCGCTGGCAAAGGCGCTCAAATCAATTTGGGTGCTAGCGCCCAAAGCATAAGCTCTTTATCTCAACCGCTTGGAAAAATCACAGGTCAGGCCGATCAGTTCACCAAATCGATGGAAGCTGCGAATGCCCGCGTGTTTGCTTTCGGAGCATCTGTCGGAGTAATTGGCGCTGTTTCAAAGGCTCTATCTTCATTGGTCGCTGACACTATAAAAGTTGAAAAATCTTTGGCGGACATCAATTCTGTTTTGGGCGTGAGTTCTGGAGAGTTGCAAAAATTTGGAAATGTTTTGTTTGATGTGGCTAAAAACACGGGACAATCATTTAATACTGTAGCAGAAGGAGCGTTGGAATTAGCTAGGCAAGGTTTAAGTACCGAAGAGACTTTGAAGAGAATTAATGACGCTTTGGTTCTTTCTAGACTGTCTGGACTCAGTGCTGCAGATTCTGTTGAGGGTCTAACTGCTGCTTATAACTCATTTGCATCTACTGGAATAACAATGTCAGAAATAGTGAATAAGATGGTCGCTGTTTCTCAAAAATATTCAGTGTCTGAAAGAGATCTTGTTGAAGGTCTTAAAAGATCCGCTTCTGTAGCTAAGCAGGCAGGAGTATCATTCGATCAATTAACCGCAATTATTACATCTGTTCAATCCGTGACTGCGCGAGGGGGAGCCGTTATTGGCAACTCTTTAAAAACAATATTTTCAAAAATTCAAGATAAATCTGCTTTAAACGATCTTCAAGATCTGGGAGTTGAAGTTACGGAAGCTAGCGGGAAAATTCTTCCAGCGATAGATATTCTTGAAAACTTATCGAAAACATTTACATCATTAGGCCAAACAAAGCAAATAGAAATGGCTAAAAAATTAGGCGGAACTTTCCAACTTTCAAATTTATTAGCGATGCTTCAAGATTTAGGAGCTGCGCAATCAAAATATGGTGGCGCTCTAACAGCCTCGCAAAATGCTGGTAATGAAGCTTATGCAAAAAATGCAGCACTTAATGAAACCATGGCTGCGATGCTTAACAAGGTTTCTGTTAGTGCCGAACAGCTTGGAGCTACATTAGGAAAAATTGGAGTTACTGACAACCTCAAGAATATTCTTGATTGGGCGCAATGGTTATTGGATGGGCTGCAAAAAATCTTAGATCAAAAGGGACCAATGGGAGATTTCGTAGGAGGTCTAGCAAAAGGTATTGGAGCTTTAGTCTCTGGGCCAGGTTTGGCTTTATTTGGAGCTGTAATTGCTAAACTATCAGTGGATTTAGTCAAATTCGGATTTTCGAGTTTGAAAGGATTTTTTGGAGTAAGTCAGGCCGCAAAAGAAATTCAAGCGGTCGAACAATCTATAATAATGGCATTATCTCAAAATGCTGGTCTTCAAGAGAAACTGTTTTCTTTAGAAGGTAATAGAGCTGCCCAACTAAGATTAATATCAGAACAAATTGCTTTGCAGGAAGCTTCAATGAGAAGAATGGCTTCTATGGGAGCCAGTCTTGGCGCTCCATTATTCCAATCTGGAGTTAGGTCTACTCCGCAAGGGCTTAGGGTTCCAGAAAACAAAGCCGAAGGATATCTTCCAGCGGTATCAGCAGAATCAAACAGCATTCAACAAGGAGTGGGTGGTGCAAGATCTGGCGATAAGCCAGTAATGATTCCTAACTTTGCTTTTGGTGGCGGCGTTTCTGGGCCAATGGTAGCTCATACTGGAGAAGTAATGGTTCCCAACTTTGCTAATGGTGGAACTGCCATCTTTAATAGAGACATGATTGCATCAATGGGAATGCCCGCTGGTGCGCAAAAGATTGGCGCGGCTGGAGGATTTATTCCGAACTTCGCAAACTATATTTACGATTCTGATACTTTGTCTTCGGAGCAGAAAAAAGAATTCATGCAACAGGTATTGAGTTCCAAGGTCACCAAAGATGTTATTCTTGGTCCCTCTGGAGCTGGGAAATCTACGTTAGCTGCAAAAACTGGGACTTTTATAAAAAGTCTTGAGGATATAAAAAATGCTACAAAATTTACCATTCTTTCTGGAGCTGGAATGGTAAAGGCGGGAGGGATGTCGCCCGCGCTACAGGAGATTGTAAACTCGGTAAAAACAAGCGGTGGGACGCTCTCCTATCTTAATGTAGCAGATGATGAAATTAAAAATAGACGAGCTGGAAGAACCACCGCCAACGGAGACTTGAGATCTGAATCTGCATTAAAGGGGACAAGCTACGCACCATTAAACAATCCAGATTTCATAGACCTGCTTAAAAAAGAACTTGGAATCCATTTTAAAATGGTTAATGGAGCAGCGGGTTACATACCAAATTTTGCAAAGAAAGATGATCCCTCAAATCGTGATCTTATTCTAGACGCTTCAAAATTAGGAGGGATTGGAACAGCTAGTATTTCTTTAGAGGGAACCGCAGATCAAAGATCGACAACTTCTACAGCTTTTAATACGCTTAGCTCATCTGAACAAGACATCTTGTCTAAAATATTTCCAGAACAATTTCGAAAAGGAGCCAAAAGCTACCAAACCATCACTTTAAAAAATATAGAAGCCCGTACTCTAAAATCCATGCAAGGATCTGGAGATGCTCAGCACAATTTTAGAAAAAAAATAAACCAGCACATGGGCCAAGGAATGGTCAATTTTGCAGAAGAAATGTTTGGGAAAACATTCAAAGGCCAAAACCACGCCGAAATGGCGGCTCAAATAAAAAACGAAGAAAATGATCCTGCGATCTTTTCGGATGCAGTAATAGGTGGAATATTTGAAGGCATCACTAGAATTGGGACGAAGAGCATGCAAGGTTTGGGGGTATTTAAACAAGCCGATAATCCAGCATTCGATTTCGAAAGAGGAGAGCATCCAGAACCAGGATTTTTGCAAGCATTCGGTTTTTCAGATATAGCCAGAGCAGATGCAAAAAAAACTGGATCAGATTCTGCAACCAGAACAATGATTGGCAAATCTCTTAGAGATTCGGAAGTTCAAAAAAATATCATGACTGCTTATGCGGGAGTTACTGCACAGCAGGTTGAAAATTTGCATAGTGAATTATTTCCAAAAATTGAAAAATCAGAAGAAACAGCCAAAACTGGAAAGACTCTTCCGCAAAATTGGTACCAAGAAATTCCAATAAAAGGAAAGTCTGGAACTTACACCAGATTACCTAAGGCTGGAGAACCCCGTGATTATGCCGAAGCAGAGTATATAAGAAGACATCCAGAATATGCGGGAGCAACAGGAGCAAAGGGCTATATCCCCAATTTTGCAGATCCAATTCAAGCCGCCATCTCAAGAGAGCAGAATGCGGGAGTGCCTTCTTCTCAAATTTACGTAGATAGTAGCCCATCATTGGTTAATTCTTCCAATCCAATGGGAATGATGGT